ATTCAAGCCGTCAAGCAGGCAGACCCGGCTGTCGTAAATCAGATGAGGCAGCTGTACGGTGTTTCTGAAGGTGACCTTGCTGCATACTTCTTAGACCCAGACAAGGCAACACCTGTGCTTATGCGTCGCGCTCAGGCAGCCCAGATTGCTGGCGAAGCAGAACGCCAAGCCGGAATGCAATTGACAACCGGAACCGCGGAATTGCTGGCTGCACAAGAAATCTCATCAGCAGATGCACGACGGGGCTTTGCCAACATTGCCGAGGCGCAGCAGCTGTTTGGTGCATTGTCCTCGCAAGAGGAAGCAATCTCTCAGGAAGAACAGATTGGTGCAGTGTTTGGCACCAACCCAGCAGCAGCCCAGCGAGTTCGTCAACGTGCAGCGCAACGCACCGCCGAGTTCCAGGGTGGTGGAGGCTTTGCGGCGCAAGGTTCGGAAGTCACTGGCCTCTCAAACGCTTGACAGAATAACTATTCATCAACAAGAATAAACCCGATTCCGTAATGGAAGGAACTCTTGTCGAATCCCCCGCAGACAAGATGTAGAAGGGGTGTACATATCAAACCAAATGCAGCCGACCGGAACCTCCGTCTGGATCGTGGGCAAAGGAGTGTGAAGCCATATGAGCGAGTCTGAAGACTACTTCGAAGAAGAGCATTCGATTGAGGGTAAGAACCCTTTGAGAAAGCACGTCAAGCAGTTGGAACAGGAAGTTGCAGAGCTCCGCAGGGAGCGAGCAGAAGCCGCAGCAGCCAAGAAAGAGTTGGCCTTTGCTAAGTCGGGAATCCCTCTGGATGCCCCAATGGCAAAGTACTTCATCAAAGGCTACGAAGGCGAACTTGAACCAGATGCAATTCGTCAGGCAGCGCTTGAAGCAGGTTTGATGCAGGCACCCCCGGATGGGTCGGCGCAGGAAGCAGCAGCTTGGAAGCGAACCCAACAGGTCGCAGCCGGTAGCAATGTTTCCGAGCCCCCAGTGGACTACGTAACCCGTATCAATAATGCCAAGCGCCAGGCCGAAGTCGAGCAGATTCTCTTAGAGGCAGCACAAGCAGCAGAAATCTAAACCTCTAAAAGAAAGCAGGAAAACCCATGGCCGGAGAAACCACAACCTCCTCCCTTTCCGTAGACCAGACAGCGTTTGATCGTATTGCTTATTTCGCATTGCGTTCCGAACTCCTGTTCGATCAGGCTGCGGATGTCCAACCAACCGCTCAGTCAATGCCCGGTTCAGCTGTTACGTTCACGATCTTCTCGGATCTCTCAGCAGCAACCAGCACCCTGAACGAAGTAACCGACGTTACCCCTGTTGCTTTAAGCGACAGCCAGGTGACCGTGACCCTTGCCGAATACGGTAACGCAGTCGTGACCACCGCCAAGTTGCGTGGCACCTCGTTCCTTAACGTCGACACGGCAGCGGCCAACATCGTTGGTTACAACGCAGGTGACTCAATCGACCAGGTCGTCCGTGAAGTTCTTGCCGCTGGCACGAACGTCGTGTACGCAACTGGTGGTGCGACAACCCCGTCAGCACGTACATCCATCCAACCAGAAGACACCCTTGCAGGCGACGACATCCGTAAGGTTGTTGCTCAACTCCGTGGCGCGAACGTTGCAACCTTCAATGGTTCATACCTCGGCTACATGCACCCGGACGTTTCTTACGACTTCCGTGGCGCGAACGGTGCTGCAAACTTCCGTGACCCACACACCTACGTAGATACCGCAAACATCTACAACGGTGAAATTGGTCAGTGGGAGTCGGTGCGCTTCATCGAGACCCCCCGTGCAAAGGTGTTCACCAACGCTTCTGATGGTTCCGGTTCGACCGGCACAGTCGACGCGTACTGCACCCACGTCATGGGTCGTCAGGCTCTCGCTAAGGCGTACAGCTTCACCGATGGCAATGGTGCAACACCAAAGATTGTCCGCGGCAACGTAACCGACATCCTCATGCGCCTTCAGCCGCTCGGCTGGTACTGGCTCGGTGGATACGGTCGCTTCCGTGAGGCAAGCCTCCGCCGCATCGAATCAGCTTCGAGCATCGGCACCAACTCGTAATTAACGAGTAGCTAGCTAGGCCCCTCCGCCTGAACAGCGGGGGGGCTTTTGCTATTCTTGGGCTATGCCGTTCTTTTCGCCACCTACAGACGACTTTGTTACTTACGGGTCAGAAGATGATTACCAGGCAGAGATTTTGTTTTCCAAAATTCGCCCAGGTGCGCGTGGCCGGAATGTTTACAAATTGTCAACCGGTCAGTACACAGAGAATCAGCCCCCATTTCTGTCTGATGTTGCTATCACCTATTACGGTGGACACGTCACAGAGATAACGGCTGCCGAAGCCGCAGACCTGACCGAAGCTGGATATGGGGACTACATAACATGATCCTTCATCAGAAGACGCACCCAAACCTTGATGTTGAGGGGTGCTTTGGTTGTCGCATAGCTCACGTCAAAACAGGCCCAAACACCACCACGTCTGGCGGTAAACGGGCCGCACAAATAAATGCAACAGAAGCCCGCTGGCAAAAAGACATGCCTGCTTACAAGCGCCTTCGCAAAGATGGTTTGCAGCCAAAGAAAATTGATGGGTGCGCAAACATAGAAAAGAAAGCCAAGGAGTCATGGCAAGTGGAAACCGGCCTAGTCTAAAGACAGTCTGCATACATGGTCCTAACCAAAACCATTTTGGTTATGGGAACATGAATCTTTCTTTGCAGAAACACCTTCCAGCAAACGTAACGTTAGACCCTTACTCAACTGTTGCTGTTTTTTGTTTGCAGCCCAAGATGATCAAAGGGTGGTACCAAGAACAGAAACGTGTTCTGTTTACGATGTGGGAAACCAGCGAGTTGCCTGCTGATATGTATGAGCACTTCCCTCAGTTTGACAAGATCCTTGTGCCGTGCGCCCACAACAAAGACCTGTTTAGCCAACACCATGACAACGTATCCGTGTGTCAGTTGGGAATAGATACATCGTTTTGGAGGCCGTGTGAAGTACCTAAAAATGACAGGTTTCGTTTTGTGGCTGGTGGTTCTTCTTGGCAGCGCAAGGGCCTTGATTTGGTTGTTGCAGCTTTTCAAAGGCTGAACTTAAAAGATGCCGAGTTGGTAGTCAAGATAACTCCAGAGATTAGGGGCGAGCCGCCAGAAATCTCTAGCCCAAACATCAGACTTGTCGAGAGCTGGTTGTCGCTACAGCAAGAGTATGACCTTTACGCTACGGCTGACTGTTTTGTGGCAGCGTCCCGCGGCGAGGGCTTTGGTCTAATGCCATTACAAACCATTGCCATGGGCATACCAACGATTATGACAGACATGACAGGTCACAAAGAGTTTGCCCACCTGGCCAGCACCCTTGTTGACGCGCCACCTAAACCGGCTGTCCATGGTCGGGTTTGGAATGTTGGTAATTGGTACGAAGCCGACATTGACGACCTAGCTCAGGCGATGCTGGATCAATACAACAACAGGGAGCAGAAACGCAAAACGGCCATTGCCAGGGCCCCGGAAGTTTCTGCATTTACCTGGAATAAATCAGCTCAAAAAATGGTTAGACTTACTGGGGTTGGGGGCACACTAACCGAACGGGTTTGGGTACCTGCTGATCAGGCTGAGGTTCAGATAACGCCGATACGCAAGGTGGAGGCCGACATAGGCCGACACCGTGTGCGCATAGCCAAGGGTGAGACGGTAATGGTTCCCATCGTGGTTCGTGATACCCTTCGAGATGCGGGTTATCTAGGGGTTTGAAATGGCTTACACAAAACCAGGTCTCAGAGAGACGATAAAGAATCGAATAATGCAAAGCTCTAAGGGTGGCAAACCCGGGCAGTGGTCTGCACGCAAAGCGCAGCTTCTCGCGCAAGAGTACAAGAAAGCTGGCGGCGGGTATTCGGGCAGTAAGACGGCTAAGCAAAAGTCTTTGTCTAAGTGGACAAAAGAAGATTGGGGCACTAAATCCGGTAAGCCCAGCACCCAAGGCAGTAAGGCCACTGGGGAGCGTTACTTGCCCAAAAAGGCCAGAGAGTCTTTAACGGCAGCCGAGTATGCTGCAACGACCAAAGCCAAGCGCGAAGGCACTGCCGCTGGTAAACAGTTCGTAAAGCAACCCCCTAAGATTGCAAAGAAAACTGCGAGGTACAGATGAACAAGAAGGACCCACGGCTAGCCAGGGCAGGCGTCAGCGGTTTCAACAAACCCAAGCGCACCCCAGATCACCCGAAGAAATCCCACATTGTGGTAGCCAAGGAGGGCAGCCAAGTTAAGACGATCCGGTTTGGCCAGCAAGGGGTCACAGGGGACCGCCAGCCAAGCGCTCGCCAGCGCTCCTTCAAGGCTCGCCACGCAAAAAACATCGCTAAAGGGAAAATGAGCGCTGCATACTGGGCTGATAAGGTAAAGTGGTGACACTAAGAGTCAGGAGATAGTTATGCCAATGGTTGGTAAAAAAGAGTTCCCATACACCAAAGCCGGTATGAAGGCTGCGGAAATGGCTAAGAAGAAGATGGCCAAAAAGAAAATGGCCGCCAAAAAGAAAATGAAGTAATGGCTCCCATCAAGAAAAAGCCAATGCCCAAGAAGCCAGCACCGCCCGCTAACCGCATGTTCGCTGGTGGACCTGGTGGCTTGGTTAAACCCAAGAAACCCAAGCCCGAAAAACGCTACACAATTATGCCCGTGGACCCAAAGTACTTGACCCCAAAGAGAAAGAAGATGAAATAATGAAAAAGCCAACAAAAGGCTCATACACCAAAAATCCCAAGTACAAAATCATCATGCCAAATGGTGATATAAAAATCCTTAGGGGTGTAGGTAGAGGAGACGATGGGTCTATCATCTCGGAATACCAGTACTTTGAATTTCCAAAATCTGCTGGCAAAAAGGCTCTTGAGAAGAAGCAGCAAGAAAAGATGAAAAAGAGCAGCAGCAGTATGAAAAAGAGCAGCAGCAAGAAGAAGTAGTGGCAGTACCGGCAACGCAGAACCTAACCATCACACGTGGAGACACAGAGACAGTAAACGTCACAGTAACCACAGATGGCACAACGCCAGTAAACATCACTGGCCGTACCTACGCTGCCCAAATTCGATCCAATGCCGACGCCACAACAATCGCTGCATCCTTCACTTGCGCAATTGTTAGTGGTGCGTCTGGCACACTTCGCTGCACACTAGCTGCCGTAGATTCCGCCCTTCTTACTCCTGGTTATTACCAATGGGACCTGCAAGAAAACGCATCAGGTGTTATCTCAACCATTCTTGCTGGCACCGTAGAGGTTCGTGCTGACGTTACGAGGCTCTAATGGCTTCCACCGACGTCACTATTACAACGACTACGGCTGGCATTGATGTCACCCAAACAGACCAAACCTATACCGTTTCACGCGTCGAAGAGTCTGTTGGACTGGGTACTGGAACTGTCGTCACAATCGTCAGCACAGATCAAACTGGACCGCAAGGGCCAACCGGCGCGACGGGCTCGACAGGTGCTACGGGCCCTACTGGAGCAGCGGGTTCTACTGGGGCTACTGGTCCTACCGGCCCTACTGGCGCTACAGGTAGTGCTGGCCCCACTGGCCCTACTGGCGATACTGGTGCGTTGGGTCCGACGGGGCCGACAGGTAGCGTAGGAGCAACAGGGCCGACGGGTCCTACAGGTGCGACAGGAGGCACGGGTGCAACAGGAGCAACGGGTCCAACAGGTCCGACAGGCGCGACGGGCAGTGTGGGCGATGCAGGACCCACAGGACCGACAGGACCAACAGGTGCTACGGGCCCTACGGGTGCAACTGGCGGAGTTGGGCCAACTGGACCAACAGGGGCTACAGGATCGGCTGGTCCGACAGGCCCCACTGGAGCCACAGGAGATGCAGGTGCTACAGGACCAACTGGACCAACTGGTCCTACTGGAGCGACTGGTACACAGGGCCCAACGGGCCCGACTGGGGCGACTGGTCCAACTGGTCCAACAGGTCCGACCGGAGCAACCGGAGCAGATTCAACAGTTACGGGACCTACTGGTCCAACAGGCGCGACGGGAGCAACAGGCGCGACTGGACCTACAGGACCAACTGGACCTACTGGAGCAACTGGCGCGACGGGAGACATAGGTTCTACTGGTCCTACTGGCCCGACGGGTGCTACGGGTGCCCAGGGTCCAACGGGTCCTACGGGCGCTACTGGGCCAACGGGACCCACGGGACCCACGGGACCAACAGGGTCAACGGGGGCTGTGGGACCCACTGGACCCACTGGAGCCACAGGGGCCACGGGCGCCACGGGACCAACAGGTCCAACAGGACCGACGGGACCGACAGGTCCGACCTATTCTGCGGGTGATGGTCTTGTCTTAACCTCAACTACATTCAGCCTGTCTTTTGTCGGGTGTCGCCTTGAAAAAGGTGCATCACAAGCATTGACAACTGCTACTGCTACAGCAATTTCATTTGGCGCAAGTGATACCGAAGTTTTTGACACTAGTTCATTCCATAGCCCAACCAGTAACGACAGTCGGATAACAATTCCAACAGGTTTGGGTGGCAAGTACGCTGTCGTTGCGGGCATCCAATATGCCACCAACGCAACGGGTATGCGTTACTGTTCGATCTATAAAAATGGTGCTGTTGAGGCAGTGCAAAGAACACCTGCTAACTCTGTCTCTTTGGCGGGAACCCTTCTTACTGCCTCTACAATTATTTCCCTATCTGCTGGCGACTATGTTGAATTATACGGTTTCCAAAACAGTGGCGGAAACTTGAATGTCAATACGGGTACAGCAACATTCTTGGCTGTGCAGTTTCTAGGAGCGTAAAGGGAGGGCGACATGAAGGTCGCTGTTTACACGATTGCAAAAAATGAGGCGCAGTTTGTTAACCGTTGGGCCGACTCATGCCGCGACGCCGACTACAGACTGATACTGGATACTGGTTCTACTGATGGAACACAGGATCTGGCTGATGACAAAAACATAGTTGTCTACGATTCCAACATAAACCCATGGCGTTTTGACGATGCCCGCAATGCCGCGCTGGCCCTTTTGCCCGCAGACATTGACTACTGTGTGGCCCTGGACATGGACGAAGTACTAGTCCCTGGTTGGCGAGACCACCTAGAGAAAATGTACGACGAAGAAGTAACGCGCCCCCGCTACAAGTACACCTGGTCCTGGAAAGAAAATGGCCAGCCCGACCTGCAGTATGGCGGGGACAAGATCCATACCCGCCACGGTTACCGCTGGAAACATCCCGTCCACGAAACTTTGGTGCCAACAGGCATCGAGAAGCATGGGTGGTGCGACCTGGAGATACACCACTTTCCTGACCATACAAAGAGTCGCTCGCAGTATGCCGACCTACTCAGCACCGCCGTGGTTGAATCCCCTGATGATGACCGAATTGCTTTTTACTGGGCACGGGAACTGTTCTACATGGGCAGCCACGAAAAGGCCGTACAACAGTTTGAACGTTATTTGAAACTGTCAACAGCAGTATGGGGACCAGAGCGTTCAGCGGCCTACAGGTTTATGGCTAAGTGTGATCCGTCTAGGCAGATGGAGTTTCTGCGTAAAGCGATTATGGAAGAGTCGCACAGACGCGAAGCATGGGTTGACCTAGCCCAACACTGTCATGACATTGGCGACTGGTTTGGTTGTTACAACGCCGCGGTTGCTGCCTTACAGATACAGGAAAAGCCGTTGGAATACCTGTGCGAAGCATTTGCCTGGGGCGCACTGCCCTACGATCTGGCTGCCATAGCTTGCCACCACCTGGGTGCACACCGGGAAGCGGCCAGATACGGAGCTGAAGCTTTGGCTTTAGACCCGGAAAATGACAGACTGAAGAACAACCTTACCTTCTACAGCGACGCTATTGCTAATATCTAGTGGTCGCCTACCCAGGGGTATAGATGTCTACAGTCGCCAGTATTATCAACAAAGCCCAGAGGCAATTACTGTCTGGTGCTGTCGAAGAGCGCAACAAGCTCAGCGCCACGATCAACTCCACGGCAACGAGTATTGGCACAACCTACGACCTAGACGGACTTCGCCGAGGAACGGTGTTTGAGATTGACTCGGAACTGTTCTACGTTTGGGATGTGTCCACAAGCGCTAAGACGGCAACGGTTGAGCGTGGTTTTTCCGGCACCACTGCAGCAACGCACACAACTGGAGCAATCATCACGGTGAACCCAAGGTTCCCCAGGAATCAAATACTGGAAGCCGTTAACGATGAACTTGCAGACCTGTCTAGCCCCGTCAACGGTTTGTTTCAAGTCAAGACAATAGACCTTGAATACAACGGCTACGACACGATTATTAATCTGCCAATCTTTGGTGGAATCATTGACCTAATCGACGTGCGTTTGCGCTATACCGGTACTGACTATCCGGTGGTCCGCAAGGTTCAGCTAGTGCGAGATCTCCCAACCCTGGACTTTCCTTCCAGCTATGGTTTGAAGTTTAACCAGCAAGTGCGCTCGGGTGATTTGCGCATTACCTTTAAGGCCCCTTATAACTCGGTCACCTCTGAGGCCGACAATCTCCAGGTCGTGGCAGGGATCTCAGCCCAGGCAGAAGACATCTTGGTAATTGGCTCACAAATTAGAATCATGGCACCACGCGAAATCCGCCGAAACTTTATTGATAGCCAGGGCGATACTCGCCGCTCTGAAGAGGTGCAGTCCGGGGCCATTGCTAACAGTGTGACCAACCTGCTACGTCTACGCAGAGATAGGGTCATCGCTGAAGCTGCCCGCCTAACACGTCAATACCCAACGTTCCTAAACAGGGACTGACGTGGCAGAACTTACTACCTTTACATTTCCATTTGTAGGTGGCTACTCGTTCTACACCGGCACCGGCTCGACAACGCTCGTGCCGGACATCTTTCCCATAGGCATCAACGGACGGCCCTACATGCTGGACATGCGCTCAGCTAAGTTCATGTCTGGTCACGAACCCAGAATCCGAGACTCGGTTGACCAGTCAACAACCCCGGGCGAAGCAGCAATTAACCCTGGCGGCCTATGGCGTCGCTCTAAGATTTCCTGGCACGAAGGGGCGGGCCAGAAGTACGGCGACCGAGATGACTCGGAGCCGTATCGCTTCTTCAACAGTAAAGGCTTAAATCCATGGACAAAGGGCGAGCTATCACTGCTTAATGTGACAGCCTTAAACGTTGGGACCAACGCCCCAACTTCAAATGTTGGCAAAATACTTGCGGTAAGCGGAAAACTGTTTGTTATTGATGGGGCAGGTGTCTCCTACGCCACCACGGTCAGTGGTAACTGGACCCAATTAGCCATGCCAGCAGGGACAACGGCAGTACACGACATAACCACTGATGGCACCCTTTTGTTCGTGGCCCTCGATGCCACTACTGCGGGTGTTTATTCTTACAACATAGCCACACCGTCCACCGGTACCCGAACAGCGCACGACACATTAACGAGAATCGATTACGTCAATGGACGAATCATGGGTTCAAATGCCAATGTTTTATACGACGCTTCCGCCAAGGTTTATACCAGTGGTTCTTTTGCTTCCGGAGACACCCTTCTTACTCACAGAAATACCTCGTTCCGTTGGATTGGTTCTGCTGCCGGTTCTGGCTACATCTATGCCGGCGGCTACGCGGGCAAGACGAGCCTTGTTTACAAAACCACAATCAAAACCGACGGGACATCGCTGGATGCTGCATCGGTAGCGGCCCAATTGCCAGAAGGGGAAGTAATTACTGGGATTTACGGTTACCTTGGCTACATCTTTATCGGGTCAGAAAAAGGTGTCCGCATGGGTGTCAGCGACAGCGATGGCAACCTGACACTTGGTTCATTAATCCAAGTTGGCAGCTCCGTTAAAGGCTTTGTTGGTCAGGATCGGTTTGTTTGGTTTACCTGGTCCAACTACGACGCATCATCTAGCGGCCTGGGTCGCCTCGACCTCTCAACCCTTACGGCCCCCAATACCCCTGCATACGCGTCCGACCTCATGTATGACACAACCAATACCGTTTTGTCGGTTAGTAACTTTGTCAACAGCTCGGGCGTACAGGTTAAAGTCTTTACGGTTTCCGGTGTCGGCGTTGTTTATGAAAACACCAGCTCTCTAGTCTCTTCAGCAACGATGGAAAGCGGTCGTTTTACCTGGGGTATTCCAGATCGCAAGTTTGTTGCCAAGTTTGATCTGCGAGCACAACCACTTAACGGAACGGTTGCTGTTGCCATGCAGTCCGACAATGGTTCTTACGCCACGCTGGGCACCTGGTCAACCGCCTCCGACACAGAGGAAACCTACGATGGGCCCGAGGGTAAAATTATCGAAGCCCAGTTCAAGCTGACCTTTACACGCTCAGGGACGGATGCCACTAAAGGGCCAGTGCTTACGCGCTGGAGCGCTCGTGCATACGCAGCCCCATACCGCAGCCGTTTTTGGCAGGTTCCGCTCTTGATTCATAAGAAAATCTCCATTCAGAACCGTGATTATTTTATGGAGGTAGATGAAGAGCGCAGCATCCTTCATGGTTACCTGGACAACCCAAGCATTATTTCCTACCAGGAAGGTAGAAATTCTTATTCGGTCATAGTCGAAGACTTAGAATGGATGCCGGTGGATTCCCACGATAATGAGTGGGTTTGGGATGGAACGTGTACACTAACCTTACGTTCTGTCGAGGAATGAGGTTATAAATGGCAGCAAAAACTAGACGCGCATACCAGGGCGGAGCAGCGGCAACCACCCTCAACGGCCAGCTTAACCAAGGTGCTTCAAGCGCCAACGTTTCCGCTGCAACCGGCTGGCCCATTAATGCGCCATTCTACGTTGTTGTTGACCCAGGCACTTCCTCAGAAGAGAAGATGCTTGTTACCCGCAGCAGCACCAGCCTGACCATTACTACCCGTGGCGCAGACAATACCTCTGACGTACAGCACTCGTCTGGTGCTGTTATTTATCCAGTGTTCACCGCTGTCGACGCAGACGAAGCCAACGAATTGACCTCCAAGTGGACGACCAAGGGGGACCTTGTTACGTTTGACGGCACTAGTTTTGCTCGCCAACCCATTGGCGCTTTGAATCAAGTCTTGGTTGCTGACCCCAGCGGCCAAACAAACGGCATGAAGTGGGCCAACGTAACTGGCGCGATGATTACTGACCTTACGGTTGATACTGCAGACATCAATGATTCAGCGGTAACCGCAGCCAAGATTGCTAGCGCGGTGGCTGGCGCTGGTCTTTCCGGTGGTGCTGGCACGGCTTTTGCTGTCAACGTAGACGGTTCGACTATCGAGATTGATACTGACACATTGCGCGTTAAGGACTCCGGCATTGTTGAAGCCAAGATCGCCACTGGCGCGGTAACCTCGGCCAAGATTCTTGATGGCACGATTGTCAATGACGACATTAATGCTAGTGCAGGAATTGTGGACACAAAGCTGGCAACCATAGCTACGGCTGGCAAAGTTTCTAACTCGGCCACCACAGCAACAACCGCCAACACCGCCAACGCCATCGTGGCTCGTGGTGGGACGGGCAACTTTACTGCTGGAATGATTACCGCAAACCTGACCGGTGCGGTTACCGGTAACGCTTCTACGGCTACCACTCTTGCAACCGCAAGGACAATTGCTTTGACTGGCGACGTCACAGCAACCGGAGTATCTTTTGATGGGTCAGCAAACGTTTCACTAACTACAGCGGTTGGCGCTAACAAAATTACAACTGTCGAGCTTGCTAACGATGCTGTAGAAACCGCCAACATCAAGGACGACGCAGTAACTGGAGCCAAGATTGCTGGCACGACAGCTGTGGTTGTTGCAAGCGTTGAAACCTCTGGCAACATTCAGGTTGGCGGAACGCTGCGCACAAACAAGAATACGAACGATACGTACTTCAAGATTGTCAACTCCGCAAACGATGAACTCATGCAGATCGACTCCAACCAAGGCGTAAACGGAAACGACCTGGCTGGGCTTGGCACCCTACGTGCCGTCTTCACCCTTAGCGACAACCGCATGGGCTTCTCCTCATCTTCACAGCGATTCAAGGAACAGGTCAGCGCATACCAGTTCGACGCCGACGCAGTGCGCGGCATGATCCCGGTACGTTTCAAGTATCGCAAAGCTGTAGAAGAACAAGGTGACGATGCCATTTGGCACTACGGTTTCATTGCGGAACAAGCAGAGCAAGGTGGCCTGACCGAACTTGTGCAGTACGACAAAGACGGCCTAGTCGAGTATTTCGCTTACGAGCGCATGTGCGTAGCACAACAACAGCTGATCCGTGACCTCTACGAAAAGGTTGAGGCACTAGAGGCGCGTCTGTCAGCGCTGGAGTCAAAGTGACCAGCAAGGCAATCGCAGTAAAGTTTGCGGCAAATCTGGTGACCGTTGTTCTCGGCGTTATTACCACCGCATTCATCTTTGATGTCGCAACCTGGGTTACCGCAGGCACGACGCTTGTAATGTACCTGATTGCGGTGCTGAACAATCTTGCTAACGCAGCGATGGATGGTCGACTGACGACAGCTGAGGTAGCAGAAGCGGTAGAAGGCGGCTGATGTGGGCCACCCGTATAAAGCACAGAAGGTGCCTGCAACGCTGTCGATTTACGGCAACGGCAAAATACCTGCATCTGCTCTAGGTAAACTATCCGCCGGTGGAACCGCGTGGGCATCTAGCGTTTACGCAGGTGGTCCCGCATTTGCATTCAACCTCATGTATGACGATGCACTGAAGGATGGCGTCAAGCTGAAAGCCGTAAGTGGTGGTTACCGTTCACTAGAAGCACAAGAAGCATTGTTCTTTTCTCGATACGACTTGGTTGATTATGGTCGCGTTCCTCAAATCACACGCACCTACAGGGGCCGCACATACTTCCTCAAGCCAAATATGAGCCCCTCGGCGAGCCCTGGCACAAGTCCTCATGGCTGGGCCTGTGCCCAAGATTTTGACGTATCCAATGGCGTATACGACTGGTTATGCAAGAACGGACCTAAGTATGGTGCATACCTGCAGGGCCCCCCTTCATACCTGGGTCGCCCCAATCCCGAGTACGAAGCTTGGCATTGGCAAATTGCTGATCCCGAAAACCCAACACGCAAAGTGCGTCGCGCATGGCGCAAGTTCCTCAAGGCACTAGGAGGCCAGTAATGGTTGTTACTATTCCGCTCGTTCTTATCTTCGCCTTCATCTGTCTTGCCCTCGCCATCCCGGAAGACAAGGACAACTAATGCTTTCCGAGGCGATCCTTGTTGCCATCATCGGTTTGGTTGGTGCTGTCACGGTCGCCTTGATTCAGCGTCACCGCATTGAGTCAAACGAGTCCAACCAAGTCATGGTCCACTCGCTTGACAGAATAGAAAAAAAACTTGACGGCCACATTGAAGATCACCTTAAAGGAGATGTATAGTTTACCTCCCACACAGGAGGCAACATGGCGTCATTCAATAAGTCCGACTTGCGAGACATCAAGATGTTCCTTGCAAGAGTCATCGCAAGAGGCTACGATGAAGAGGAACGTCTTGTCCATCTGATCGAGAAGATAGACAAACAACTACACAAGGAGGTGGCTCAGCATGGGGCTACTAGACAAGCTGCAAGAACCAGCACTCAAGGAGAGGAGCTGCGCAGTACGAAGAATCGTTGACTCTCTACAGGGAGAGGAGCGATCTGCACTACACGCAGCGTTAACTCACATCAGGACCAGGCAACCCGGATACACCGCTAGCTGGTTAATGAAAGTTCTTGCTTCTGAGGGAATTACTATTAGCGACATGAGTATCTATCGTCATGTCAATGGGAGGTGTAGCTGTGGCGCTGAGTGACAAAATCAATGAAGGACCAGCAGACAGCAATGTTTCTAAGCTGGGCAAGATTGCCGAACTAATCGAGCGTCAAGGTATCAATCTTGAGGAGATTGGCGCAATCAAAAGGGTCTCGGTTTATCAGTCCCTGACCAAAAACGTTGACGGCGAAGCCGAGGTGCACGACCTTTACGGCATTCAGTTTTCACCTTCCTGGGAGCTTGGACCACAGTGGCCGGTTATTCAGCCAGGCCCCGCTGTCAAGATGCCAAAGCCCGCAGTGAAACGCGTTGTCAGCACCGGCAACAAGGTCTGCGTTGTCCTGCCCGACATGCAGATTGGTTACTATCGTGACCAGTACGATACGTTGGTCGGTACACACGATGAGAAAGCAATAGACCTAGCAGTGGAACTATGTCGTCGTGTTCGCCCTCACAAGATCGTGATGCACGGTGACAACCTGGACTTGCCTGAGATGGGTAAATATCGATTGTCGCCAGCCTTTGGGCGTACCACACAGGCAGCCATTGACTATGCAACGGTGATGGTTGCTCGACTTCGTGCCGCAGCACCGGAAGCAGAAATCTTTTGGATTGCTGGCAACCACGAAGAACGCTTAGTCAATTACTTGCTCGACAACGCGCAGGCAGCTTTTGGCATTAAGCGAGGTGCCGCACCAGAGTCCTGGCCGGTCCTGTCTGTGCCATACTTGTGTAGATTTGATGAGCATAACGTTACGTACGTGCCCGGCTACCCAGCTGGACAGGTTTGGATCAACGAGAAACTAAGAGTCATACATGGAAGCAAAGCGAAATCCAATGGATCGACAGCACACCAGTATCTCCAGCATGAAAAAACCTCAGTGCTGTATGGACACGTTCATCGCAGGGAATGGGCCGAGCAGACCCGTGAAGATTATGACGGTCCTAAAACAATTCTTGCTGCCTCAGCAGGGTGCCTGGCTAGAACTGATGGGGCCGTTCCCTCAACGAAGGGGGGCATCGACCTTGATGGGAGGCCCATGCCGGTCACGGAGAACTGGCAACAGGGCTTGGCTGTAGTCACATACCTGGACGGAGACGCCCCCTTTCATCTAGAGTTGGTGCCAATACGTAATGGATCGATGTTCTACAGGGGTGTTCTTTATGGCGACGGCTTGGCTGATCTGTCCAATCTGTGATACTTCCTGGCCTTCTTCACAAGGTCACAAATGCGCTATCTGTGGATCATCAGGAGAACCTGACAGGAACCCTTATGACGACCGCACCGACGACGACAAGTGAGTGGGAGCTAGTAAGCGTCACATGGATTGACGCCTTCGATGGGGACACTGGCTGGACGGAGGTAGCTGAATACGAGGCAGAAGCCTGTACTTGCCTATCTCTAGGTTTCGTGTGGCCCGGAGCACTTGAGGGCTACCTAACCCTTGTATCCGGTTTTATTATTGACGCAGAGGAAGACATCAATACCGTCTCTAATGTGGCTCACATACCCTTGAGCATGGTGAAGCGCATACAACATCTGGGAACTAACTCCAGAAAACTGTGTGACACGGTTGTCGTACCATAATTAAATCGACATACTGTTAGACAACCCATAAGGAGGGAACATGAGAAAGCACTACACAGTGCAGAAGCCAGCGCATGGCAGCCAAGACTGGCTGAACCTGCGTTGGAAGAATGAACAAGGCGAAGCACGTATCTCCGCCTCCGTTGCTGCTGCGGTACATGGTGAGCACCAGTACACCTCGGCAGCTGACCTTGCGTTCGAGTTACTTGCTGACGCACCGCCCGCCCCGTCCACTCCAACGGCAGCCATGGACCGAGGTAACCGCCTTGAGCCACTGCTGTTGGATTGGTACGCCGACATGCAGGGCGTCAACGTCGTCACCCCGGACAATATGTACTGCTACGACGAAGATGACGTGCGCCTCATTGCAACACTAGACGGCATGATCGCGCACGGTGAAACACCAGTCGAGGTCAAGACATACAACCGTCGTTGGACTGGGCAACTTTCACGCACTTGGTATTGGCAGGGCGTACAGCAGGCCATCTGCGCCAACAAGGATGAAATCGAGTGGGTCATCTTTGACTCTGATCTAGAGATACAGCGCTACACCCAGGTTGTCACCAGCGACGAGAAGCAGCAACACATCGAAGCATGTCGCCGTTTCCTTGCGCACATTGACATGGGTATGTTGCCCGAGATTGCACAACCGGAATACAAACACGCAACTGCGTTACACCCAGTTGGTAATGGTAAGACCGTGGAATTGCCTGAGTCAATTGTCGAGATTGTTGCCGAACTTGCAGCAGTCAGGGATCAGCAGAAGTCGCTTGGCAAAGTCGAGGACGATCTCAAAGCCCAGGTTTGCTTGTTGCTCGGCGAAGCTGAGTACGGCACCATGAATGGTGAGCCGGTGATTTCTTGGAAGACAGCGAACCGCACAACATTTGATGGGAAGAAGTTTGAAGCAGAGCACCCGGCCCTGTATAACAAATACAAGACAACAACTCCGTACCGCACCGTGCGTGTACTGAAAGGAAAGTGATGAGCAACATCGTTAAGCACACAGCGCAGGACAAGATGGCAATGGCTAACGCACTAGCCAACGCGAACCTGCTTCCACGCGCATATCAAAAGAACCCAGCCAACCTGCTGTTTGCAATGGAATACGCCGACGCAATCGGTGTGCACCCCATGACAGCAGTGCAGTCAATCCACGTCATCGACGGAAAGCCGTCAGCATCAGCGCAGTTAATTGCTGGTCTTGGTCGCCGTGCGGGCCACATCGTCCGTGTCAAGTTTGATCGCAAGACGATGACAGCCACCGCCGAGGTGATCCGCAAGGATGATCCTGATTACACATTCCAATCCGTATGGGACATGGAACGTGC